GAAGATTAGCGATGCTTGGTATCGCGGCGGCTCTAGGAGCATACGCATTGACAGGTCAAATTATTCCTACTATTTGGTGATGGCAAAGCGAGGATTATACGCGAACATAAATGCTCGCAAGAAAGCTGGTACTAGCAGATCAAAAAAGAACAGTACTATTACAGCGAAAGCATACTCAAATATGAAAGCTGGCTTTCCTAAAAAAGGCAAAAAGAAAAAGTAACGATACGTCCGTTCATCCCGAAAGGGACGCATGAAATCAAGGCATGGAACGGGGTCTTGGTAATGGAGATAATTATGAAAGTAATTAAATTCGTTTATCGTGGCGTTGCCTACACAAGAGTAATCGGTTAAGCGATCTGGGAGGTGCAAGTCCTCCCTACTCAATTTCCCACTAGCCCGATACGTCGGATAACTACTGGGGTGTACACCTCGGAAAGAGGGTTAAATCTTTCAAACCTTAGACATGTCGAAATTGTAAATATCTTTTTTTATAGGAGTTAAAGACCATGACAAACATGGCGAACATTACCAGACCACATTCGGTCAATGGTAATCAGAGCAATACATTTGCAAACAAATATGCGACAGCGTTAACCGTCTTTTCTGGCGAAGTATTTAACGCATTTAACGCAGCTTCAATCGCTAAAGGTCTAGTTAGAAGCTACACCTTGAGAGGAGCAAAGAGTAAGCAGTTCTTACTACAAGGAACACTCGGAGCGGGTTTCCATACAGCAGGGCAGCCTATATTAGGGGATGCAGCATTAAAGGCAAACGCCGTAACAATTAATGCAGACGACCTATTAATTAGCTCTCAGTTTGTATATAACCTCGATGAGATTCTTTCTCATTACTCCCAGAGATCTGAAATCAGTAAGCAGATCGGTGAGGCATTAGCAAAATTCTATGACCAGAGAATCTTCAGAGTTCTTGACATGGCATCTAGAGCTAGTGCAGCCGTATCAGGTGAGTCAGGTGGATTTGAAGTTTCTATCGGATCTGGTAAACAGTTTGATGCACAAGCTATCGTTGACGGTATCTTCGAGGCAAGAGCTGTACTAGAAGAGCGCAACGCTCCTACTGATGGAATCTCTTGTGTACTTTCTCCACGTCAGTACCTATCACTTATTTCTTCTGTTGATACAAACATTCTTAACAGAGAGTTAGGTGGAACACAGGGTTCTGTAAACAGTGGCGAAGGACTTTACTCTATCGCTGGAGTTAAGTTATACAAGTCAAATAACCTTCCATTCATGGCAGCTTATAACTCAGCAGTAACTGGAGAGAATAACGACTACACAGATACAAATGATAAATGTGCTGGTCTTATCTTCCATAGAGATGCGGCTGGAGTTGTAGAGACTGTTTCTCCAACTGTGGAGACAACATCTGAGTCATTCAGAGTTCAATACCAAGGTGACTTAATTGTAGGAAAACTCAGCATGGGTGTAGGTCAACTACGCACATCAGTTGCTGGTTCATTACAAGCAAAATAATTTTTAGTTCCCACGGGCATCTCGCCCGTCGGGGCTTCTCATTCCCTAGAAATAAATGGCTACTAAAATAACAAAACTTGATGCTGTCAATATTGTTTTATCTAATATTGGACAAGCCCCTGTCACTTCATTAGCAACACTTAACCCAGCCGCAAAATTAGCAGAACAAATTTTAGACGAAATATCCTTATCTACTCAGTCTGAAGGATGGGTCTTTAATACTGAGCAAGATTATCCATTTACACCAAATTCTAATAAAGAAATAATTATCCCTGCCAACGTCATAGGTTTAGACTTCGTAAGTTTTGGTGACAAAAATACAGTACAAAGAGGTGGCAAATTATACGACAAACGAAATCACACATACCTGTTTGATGACATCGTATATGGAAAGGTCACTTGGGTATTTGATTTTGTTGATCTACCAGAAGTATTCAAAAACTATATTGCTATGAGAGCTGCAAATGTTTTCGCAAACAGATCAGTCGGTAGTAATGAGATAGTTAAATATTCAAAAGAAGAAGAACAAATTGCTAGAGCTGCAATCATGGAATATGAGACACAGCAAGGCGATTACAACATGCTCAATGATAGAGCTGGCGGTACAGAGTTTCATACATATCTACCATTCAACGCTATTAAGAGGTAACAATGGCAGCAATATCACAACAAGTACCTAATCTATTAGGAGGTGTAAGTCAACAAGCAGATCCATTAAAACTAGCTGGACAAGTAAAAGAAAGTATCAATGCTTATTTAGATCCGACTTTTGGTTGTAGGAAAAGACCACCCCTTCAATACATAAAAAATTTAGCTTCAGATATACCATCATCTGCACGTTGGTATTTTATTTTACGAGACAGCCAAGAGCGGTACGCATACACAATCTACAAGAATCCTTCATCACCATTCGATATGAAGGTAAGAGTATTCGACTTAAATACTGGTGTTGAAAGAACCGTTACTATCGGGGCTAATGTTAATGCTTATCTAGATACAGATAATTTAAATACACTTAGTACCTTGACTTTAGCTGACTTTACTTTGATAGCTAATAGTAAAAGAGAAGTCAGTATGAACCAAGTAGCTCTGACTAATGATCCAGAGGAAGCTTTGGTGATGATAAACACTGTTGCTTATAACACGACTTATAGTATCGACTTGGCAAGAGATGGTGTAACTACACAAACAAAGGTGTATAGAGCCACAGGTCTAGAAGTTACTCCAGCATCATACGAAGTAGCAGATGGTGGTTTATGTTCTAACCATTCAGCAACAGATCATTCATATAACGACCCAAACGATAATACAAAAACTGGATTACAGTTTCGTCTAGTCAATCAATGTGCGGCTTATTTTGATGAAGAGACAGATGCTTATAGATCAAGATACACAGCAAGTGTCATCCTTAAAAATGGTGGTAGTGGTTGGAGAGTAGGAGATAATTTTAACGTCACACAATCTGGTAAAACATTTAATATCAGAGTCTCAGCAGAAGCTTTCGATTTTACCTTTGCTAGTGATGGTACAGCTACATTCACAACACCGAGTAACGCATCGAGCGGCACTCTAAAAGTTGATGACATAGTTAATGATTTAAAAGCTGATATAAATAATTTTTCTGGATACACTGCTGACTCTGTTGGTCACGTTATAAGAATCAAGAGAAATGATACGAGAAGTTTTAACGTGTCAGTTCGTGGTGGTACGACTAATAAAGCGATGGATGTTATTAAAGGAACAGCTAACGATATTAGTAAATTACCAAGCCAATGTTTTCCAGATTTCTTTGTAAAAGTTGCTAACACAGCGGAGACAAATGCTGATGATTACTATGTAGTATTTGAACCTGATGCGGCTGGTATAGCTGGAACTGGAGCTTGGGTTGAGACAGTTAAGAAAGGCATAAATGTAAGCTTCAACCCGTCTAGTATGCCCCACGCTTTGATAAGACAAGCCAATGGTAACTTTACTTTAGAACCTCTAAACGCCAGTAGCACACTGGGAGGTTTCACAAATAGAGAAGTAGGCGACACAGATACAAACCCTGACCCAAGTTTTGTTGGACGAAGTATTTCTGGTATGACATTCTTCGCTAACAGATTAGGTTTTCTATCTGAAGACTCAATCGTTATGAGTCAAGCTGGAGACTTTTTAAACTTCTTTGCAAACTCATCTATGACAGTCAGTGATGCTGACCCTATAGATCTGACAGCAGCTTCAGATAAACCAGCGTTTTTAAAAAATGCAATAGGAACTCAAAAAGGTTTAGTGTTATTTGCTGAACATGCACAATTTTTATTAGCTACACAAGACGTTGCGTTTGCTCCAGCTACTGTAAAACTGACAGAAATTTCCAACTATACATATAAGTCAAACGTAGAACCACAGAGTCTTGGTGTAAGTATTATGTTCCCAACTGAAACAGATACTTATGCTCGTGTATTCGAGATGTCATCTGACTCTGTTGATAACCGTCCAGCGTTTGCTGAAATATCAAGAATCGTTCCAGAATATATACCGAAGAATTTAACTTTTGCAGCGGCTTCACCTAACAATAGTTTTGTTTTATTTGGTGATGACTCTGATACTGTTTATTACTTCAAGTTTTATAACGCTGGTAATGAAAGACAAATAGCTGGATGGGGTAAATGGGAACATCCATGTAATGCAAGAGGATATGTTTTTGATAATGACACTGCTTATGTTGTGACGTATGACGGCACTAATTATGGGCTGTCAAAATTAGAAATGATTGATGATCCTAGTAACAATGCTATTGATACAGGGTTTACTAAGTTCACACCTAGAGTTGATTTTCTACAACACAAAGCGAATATAACAACAGCGGCATCTTCTAATGCTGGTAAAACAAAAGTTAGATTTGCCAATCATAGTTTCATAACTGGTAAGCAACCAATCATCATGTTTACTGGTAATGGCAATACAGCGGGTGAGTTTGAACGACCACCAATATTAACTGACAGTACTGGTAAATATATAGAAACTGATACTACAAATTTATCTGGTAATTATGTTATCGGTTTGGAGTATTTGATGTCAGTACAACTACCAAGCTTTTTTATCAAACAAGAGACAAGAGCTGATCGGGTGGATATTCCAATGGTAGAAACTCTATTTTTAGACCTATATCATTCTGGAAGATATGACGTAATCATAAAAAGATTTGGTTACACAGATTTCACCTTCACTGTAGAAGCGGCACTAGCCAGTATATACACAGCTAACGCTCCTATTATTGAAGAAGTAATTACGAAACAAGTACCTATTTATAATCTTGGATCTGAAACAACAGCAACTATAAATGCTATTGACCCAATCCCAAGCGCAATAACTGGATACAGTTTCAGAGGACACTACAACAAGAGAGGAATAGCACAATTACGATAACCCCGTACTATCGGGCGGCTACTTTTGATGATGTATTGCAAGTTGCCAATAATCTTTTACCAGAAGATTTACAAGAAATGGAAGGCTTAGGACATAATGTTCTAGGTCTTTTCTTTTCTTATTATGCTAGTGATCCATGTCTAGCTTTTTTTAACAAGTATGGCGATATAGCTGGTATAGGCGGTATCTCATATATCTCTCCAATACAAGGAAGTATATGGATGATCTGCACACCACATATAAAAAAGAACCCTGTTACCTTTGTTAAACAAGTAAAGAAGTGGTTAAGCGAGCAAAAGCAATACAAAGTTTTAACAAACAAAGTAGACGCTAGAAATAAATTTCATCACAAACTACTAAAGCTTTTAGGTTTTAAATCAATCAGAAAAGTTATAACCGAACCTTATCAACTTCCCTATATAGAAATAGTAAAATTATGTGCCTAGTAGAAGGGATGCTTGGTGCTTCAGCCGCTGGCGCAGCTTCAGCTCAAGCTATTGCTGGTCTAGCAATATCAGCAGGGAGCTTAGTTACCAGTATTAGTCAAGCTAATTATCAGGCTAGAGTTGCACGAAGACAAGCAGATATACAACATCAAAATCAACAATTACAGCAAAATTACGAAAATAAAAGAACAGTAGCTAATCATATTTCAGCGATAAGAGCGCAGCAAGCTGCGGAAATAGCTGGTATGAAAGATGTTCTTAATGCTAATACGGCAGCTAATAGAGCTTACGAAGCAGAACAAATTAAAAAGAATGATGCCCGAACTAAGGCTGCGTTCCAAATGCAAGATATATATGCAAAAGAAATTGGTACTCAGGGATCAATATTTGCTACAGGTGCTACAGGTCAATCTATTGGTTTGTTAGCTATGGATGCTGAACGTAAAGGAGGATTTGCAAAAGCTAAGGAAATTGCATCGAAACAAAGTCTTTACTCTCAGTCAGATATAAATATGTACAACGTCGAGACAACACGACAATCAAAAGTAAATATAGCTCTTGCATCTATACCCGCCCCAGTATCAGCACCTCAATTTGCTCCTGAGATTACAGGAGATTACCCATTGGGATTAGGACTCCCAGAATACAATTTTGGTTAAATGGCTAGAATATATAAAGAGCCTATATTTAATAATCAGTTTAGATCCTTTGCAGAATCTGGAAAATTTGTTGCGGAAAAATCATTCGATCCATCCAAGCAAATAAGAGAAGAAGCTAAACGCAAAGCTGAAAATATTAAATCTTTACAACGCTCACAACAGCGGCAAGCTGCTGTTAATGATGGCTATTTTCGAGCGCAAGTAGCCGAAGGTAATGCTCAATTTGCTAAGACAAAAGCATTGCTAAGTTTTGCACAAAGTGGTTTAAGTACCATCGCAAAATTAGATGAGATTAAACAGAACGAACAGGCAAAGCAAGAAGGTCTAGATTTTTTAAAACCTGAGCTTGGTGGATCAATAATTGATGATGAGAATAATGACAAACTTGAAGATATACATGATTACGAAAATGATGTACAAAATTCAAATGTAGATCTTACTAAAGAATCTAAAAAGATTTCTGAAGGTAATGTAAAAATAGAAGAAGAGATTATTGGCGACAGTGCAAATACTCAAGCAAGTATATCTTCAACACAGATTACAACATATACAGCGGCAGCAAGTTTAGAGGCTGATTTAGATGCTTTTTTAAGAAGCGATACAAAAATACAATTAGCAGATGGGACAATTATTGTTGCTAAAGATGCCACTGTAGATCAGCTACCAGCAGTGATAGATGTTGGTTTGCATCATGTAACTAAATCTTATTTTCCACATGAGTTAAGTGGTAAGACTTTATACGACACATATATCCCAACAGCAAAACGTGTATATGCAAGTTTATTAAACAAACATAACCAAGAAAAAATTGCACTTGCACAAGAACTAAGAGTTCTCGAACATACAGATCTAGCTACAGTACAACTTGACGAAGGACAACCAGCGAGTTTTGTACTTAATAATTTAAAGAAAAATCTTTATACAACAGGTGCATACAAATCTGAGAATGAAGCATTTGAAGCTGGGTTTGAACATTTATCAAACTATTACCGTTCAAATCAAGATCTTGATGGTGCGGCTGATTTGCTCAATGTTTACAAAATAGTTAATAAAGATGGATCAGTAAATACTGGTTCAAAACTTGCTAACGATCCTGTCTATAGCATCAAGATTATGAATCTTATGCAGCAAATTAATGATGATAAGAAAAATATTCAATCTGCAACCATAGCTGGTATCGAAAAGGATATGTTTGAAGAGCTTGGTGCTGAAACTGATATTTCAAAAAGAAGAGATATAGTTCTTAGTTATATTAATAAACTTAAAGATGGTGGATATTATCAAGCGGCTGATAAGTTAGCGGGTCAGATAGAGACATTGCAAATACCCGATTCGATGAATATTGAGGATGCAAATATATACCAACAAGTAGTAATGGGTGAGATAACTTCTAAGGAAGTTTTAGATGAGCAATTAAAACTTGGTGTTATTAGTAAGAAGGGTTATGACAAAGCTTTAGAAGAATTAGATAATAAGAACCCTGTAATTCCTGACGGTGGTGTAAAGAACTTTACTGATGATATTTCTAAAGGTTATCTAGACGAATTTAAAATAAGAATAGGTGCTGAAGTAAACCCGAATGGCGAAATATTATTTGCTACAAGTGCTGGATATTTAGATAATGCTAGTGATTACGCAAGAATCAGTGCAGCTCTAGAATTAGATCTTAAAAAAGTTGCTCTTACAACTTACAAACTTTATAAAGATCAAGGACAGGGAACTGTTATTGCGAAAATTGATGAAGCATTAAAGGATTATTTCAAATTACAAGTAACAAGTGAAGGTGGTAAGTATTACGTTAAACCTTACGCAAATGACAATAGTGTTTTTGTTTCAGATGGGACTAAGAAATTAAAAAAAATACTTAGTAGTTCTGAGAATTTAACTAGAGCATATGGTAATAAAGAGTCTTCTTTCAAACCTGTTCGGTTTGCATACAATGGCGGTGATTCAATAACTCTCGAAGATATAGCCACCTTTAATCCCAATAGAGGAGATACTATTTTTTCTAAAGATGTACATGAGGTATTTGTAAAAAAATATGTAGAGGATGGTACTTTCGACGAAGCAATTATTGACATGGCAGAAAAGGTGAACATGACACCACTACAGTTTCTTAATAGCCAAAGTACAAATCATGGATTAGGACAGATCTACCGTCCAATAACAGAATTATCTAAAAACAAACCTAACTATATAGCTTCAACTGAATACTTATTAAATAACGGATTATCAAATAAATCAGCAAAAATATTAACTGGTAATATTCTTGAAAATTCGTCATGGACAAATATAGGGACAAACAACTCAGTTCTTAATTTCGATACAACATTTGAAGTAAGAGATTTGGATGCAATTTTAGAAGACCTAAAAGTAGATCCAGCTAAATACCGTGTCTGTTTAAATCCTTATGCAACTGATAGACAATTACTAGACGTAGCAAGATCCCTTTCAATATTTAAATAACAATGCCAATACTAGAAAATAGGGATTTTGAAGTTTATCCAGATCCCGATGATGAATCAAACAAAATAAAACCACCTATCAATGTAGATGATGGTAATTCTGAAAAAACAAACGAAATAAACCAAGAAGTTGTTGAAGAAGTAACTCCCGAAACTGCCGTAAAGAAAGAAAGGAAAGAAGGGTTTGTTACTAAAACAGGTAACGCATTAGATTATATCGTCAATTACGACGGTTTAACAGCAGATATATCAAACGTAGTTGCTGCTGGCTTAAAAGAAGGTACAAAAAATATACCTATTATTAACAGAGCAACTGAAGCTATTGATAACTTTGTTCTTGGTTCTGAGGAAATGAAGGCTGCACAGCTTCAACAGGCTGAGATAAAAGCAAAAAAACGTAGAGAAGGTAAGGATAATTTTTTAGATAAAACACAGGTTGTATTAGAAGGTATCGCCTCTGGTATGGAAGGTGGTATAGCTTTACCATTTACCTTAGCTGGCAGACTTACAAACCAAGCAACGCCTTGGGCTGATCCTCCAGCTACTTTGAAAGATAGTCCACTCGGTGAAACTATTTTTGAAATAGCACAAATCGTTACTCCTACATTACTGTTTGGTGCTGTTGGAGGGAAAGGTGCTTTAACTACTGGAACAACAGGTTTAGTTGTTGAAAGTGGTATTGAGACTGTTACTCAAGATTCTGCTGACGATTTAATACTTGGTAGGTATATAGCAACTAGATTTGGAAAGATTGCTGATTCTCTTGGTTTTGACGGAGATCAACTAGCAATAGATATGATCGAAGGTAAAAACTTTAATGGTCAAGCATTTGTAGCAACTGTTGGATTTATACAAAACTTTGGTATTAATACTTCAGTAAATAAGTTTATTGACCTTTTTAAAAAATCAAAAAAAGTACAGCAAAATGTTTTACTAGAAGGTGCTGACAATAATAAAAAATTATTAGAAAGTGGCAATGGTACACCTCCACCAATACAAAAACAACTACCAACGTCTGCAATAACAACACAAACAGTTATTGATGTAGATGCTATTGATGTATCAGAGTTGCCACCTAATGTTAATAAGGCAGCTAAAATTTTAAAAACAGATGCTGTAGAAGTCTATAAAAATTTAGAGGATGTAAACGAAGTCCCATACTCACACCTAAAAGAGCCACATGATGTGATGAACATTGATAATTCTGTCAATGTATCTAAGCCAAGTAACGGAAATACTTACACATCCAATGAGGCATTTCAGACAGAAATGGGTAGAGGTTTTCAACCAGATACAGCCGCTTCTAGAGGTGCAAACGAAATTGGCACTGATGGTTTAACAAGAGCTGATCGTAACTTCTTTACAAACTGGGGAGCTTTAACTGACGAAGTTGGGGTACAACAAGCATTAAAAGAGATAACAAATAATCTAAATAAATTAAAAGGTTTCCCAGAAGATTTAGACATAGCACTGAAAAGAGCTAATCATTTTTGGTCAAAAAATGCACAGCTTTTAGGTGATGATATATCAGCTTTTGCTAGAGAATTTTATAAAGAAGGTGTCGTACCTTTAGATCCTAGAAAAAGTCTGAATGATTTTGACGGCATAGATTGGCAAAGAGTCTTAAGAGAAAATGTAAAAGTAGCTCCTGATTTTTTTGCAGCCGCTGGATTAATGGCTGAAGAATTAGGGGTAAGATTTGCTAAGGCAGCAAGAACAGTTAAGAACTTAGATAACGCCAAGATCGACTTTACTCAAGCTATGGAGAACATGGTTCAGTTAGTTGAGAAAGGTGATTTGTTATTGATACCTTTAAGAAGAGCAAAAAGACAGTGGGCTGTAGAAGGTCTTACTCAACAGAAAGATATTTTCAGTAAATTAAGAGAAGGATACAAACAACCACTTGGAGTTAAAGATTTACCTACAGACAAGATAACTCCACGCGACCTCACACTC